AGAAGATATGAAGATGCATTAAAGAATATCTACAATGACCCAGCAAAAGTAAAAAGTGTAATTATGAAAACAAAAGATTATGCTAATAAACTAATTGTTGGATTAGTAGGTGGTAAACCAAATACACATTCTGATAAAATAATGGCTGGTAAAAAGTTAGACCCTACCAACGAGGGTGATGTAATGAGAGCATTAAGTGATATCACAACCGCTATGAATAAGTTTTATGAAAAGATAGATTCTTATCATATGGATTTAAAAAGAGATATAGAAGATAAAAAAAGAAATCCTGATAATCCATATATGGGATTCAACGCACAAAGAGTAGGAAAACAAATTGGTAGTATGTCCAATACTATTACTTCAGGTGCATTTGCAAGAATTTGGTAAAATGATTAAGTTAAAGGATTTAATAGTAGAGATTGTATTTCCAGATGACTTTATGAAAGAAATAAAGAGAGCTGAAAAAGCAACTGGTAAAAAATTTAAAGTACCATCAAGTACAAAAAAACTTTGTATGATGGCAAAAAAGGATGGTTTTCATAAAATAGATTATACTGGTAAACCAGGTAAGGCAAGAAAACCAGATTCATTAATGTATCAAGGGTATGCATTTATAATGGGATGGGGACATACCAAGTACAAGAACCCGTGGGATTGGAGAAGTGATAGAAGCCAACCAGTTCTACAGAACATTCAAAACTCAAGTATTTATACGAGTTTGTTTGATTATGATTTTTTACAATATCATGTCACTACAGATTTACAAGCATCACAAGTGGTTGCTAATATCAGACCTGGTTCAAAAGATGAAGAACCAGCATACTATTTAGTTAAGGATTATTTAAATAGTTTTGGTACTCGTGGTAAGAGTCGTAGAGATGAAGAGATATTGATTAATAAAGTAGATTGGTGGTTAAAGAAAAACAAAGTAGAAACACGATGATTAAGTTAAAAGATTTAATAAAAGAGGATTGTGGATGTGGTTGCGGTGGTTGTGAAACTAACCTAAACGAAAGTGTAACCAATATAGATTTACCACAAGGAATGGAGATGGGTAAAATCTTCACAGGTGGTGGTTTTGCGTTTAAACCAGAGAACTTAGATAAAGAACAAGTTAATGAATTTTCTATGAACCCATCAGCAGTTAAAAAGATGAGAGATGAATTTAAAAAGACAGGTGAATTACCACCACACTTAAAGAAGTTTGCAAAAGATTTAAAGAAATTTAAGGTAAAACACAAAGTAAAAAATATTGTTGTACCTGGTTTAGAGTGGATGTCCGATATAAAAGAGGATGAACAAGAAGAGAACGATTATCTTGGTAAAGATTATATTAAAAACGAATCTCTTTATAATGTAACTCAAGATATGAAAGATGGAAAGTTCGATGTTAAGAATCCACAAGTACAAATATCAGGATATGGTGTAACAAATTTAAAGACATTACAAGATAGTTTATCACGAAAGTTTACAGATTTAGCTAAAAAAGCCAAAAAGGGTGATGTTGAAAATATCGAATACATATTGAAAAAGAATGGAGTTCTTATGGGATTTGTTGAAGCGTTAGTTAATGCAAACAAAGAATTATCATCTTCAACAATGAAAAGAAAAATTACTATGTATAAGAGGAAAAGATAGTGAATAACAAGATGTGGAATCAATGGAAAGATTGGAGACTTGAAGAACAAGATGTAGATACTCTTGATGAATTAGTACAAGTATTAGTAGAGTTAGATGGATATACAGGTCCTAAACCAAAGGGAAAGTTTAATCCAGCAATGATGAAGTATTCTAATCGAGAAGCTAAAAGATTTGCAGAAGATGATGTAAAACAAATGGGAAAAGAATTAAATAAGGCTTCACAAAAATCAATCAAGATAATGTTGGGTAGTGTTAAAAATGGTAAGTATGATGCTATGGATATAATTCGTGCAATTAAATCGGGTGGTAGTAGAGCAGGAGATACAAGTGCAGGAGTACCTGAGATGTTGAATGTTTTGTGGAGTAAAGTAGAAAAAAGATTTCGTAAATATTTAGGCGGTAAAAAGCGAAGATAGTGATATTTATTACCGACAAAGGAGAATGTAATGGCCAAATTAAAAGATATAATTAAAGAAAATTTCTCACTCGTGGGTGGGGTAGTTTCTACACCAGCAATTGGTAGAGGAACAAACACAGGTTTAACTGATATTGTAGAAGATATCTATGGACAATCTGAAAAGGTTTCTGCTAAACAAGTGCAGGAATCAATGAAACAATTTACTGAGTTCGGAAAGATATTCAGTAATCCAAACAATTTAAAGGAAGTTGCTGAAAAACTTTCAGAGATTGCAACTAATGCAAAATCTTACACATTAAGTGAAACTGATGATTGGTTTGATAAGGTTACTATCAATCGTAATATGAAAGAGTTAACAAACCTTTCAAAACAATTTGGTAAAATTGCAAAAGAATCTAATTCCCTACAACAAAGAATGGGTGGATTGTACGAGGATATGGGACATGTTCTTGGTAGATACTTCGAGATAGATGGTAGTGATGAAAAGCATGTACCAGGTCACGAAAGAGATATGGAAAAACAAGCAGACCAAGAAGATGCTATGATTAGAAAAGGTTTGAAAAATGTAAAAGGCTCTGATATTAATGAGGGTGATTACGAAGCATTCTTCAAATCAGCAATGAAAAAATTTGGTATATCATCACCAGATGAATTAGAAGATGATAAAAAGAAAGAGTTCTTTAATTACATAGATAAGAACTATTCTGGTGAAAACGAAACTGATTAACAAGTAGAGGTTTATTTGATAAAAGTAGAAGTCCGAAAAGGACAATCGATAGAAAAAGCTATTTCTATCTTTAAGAAAAAAGTAAAACAAAGTGGGATGATGTTAGAATTAAGAGAAAGGTCATTCTATAGAAAAAAATCTGATTTACTTAGAGAGAAAAAGAAAAAAGCTATTCTATGAAACAAGTACAAAGTTTTAAAAGAAAAAGATTAACAAATAAATACACACTTTATGTGCATCTTTTTCAGTTTTTATATATTTATATAAAACTAAATACACTCTCGTATTATTCAATACATCATAGAGTGTACCTGATTAAAACTAATCATATTATTGTTCCTAATAACAATACTGAAATCCAATTTATGGAGAAATATAATGGATGATTTACTAAAAGACGCTATCGCAGATGCAAAAGCAGTCCGTGAGACAGCTTTAGCAAACGCAAAGATGGCACTTGAAGAAGCATTCACACCACAACTAAAATCAATGTTGTCTAAAAAGATTCAACACGAGATTGAAGATGAAGATGAAGTAGCAGCTGATGAAGCTGAGATGGAAGAATCATACGACGAGAACGAAGTTGAAGATGGAGCTGAAGAAGCACCTGCTGATGACCAACACGCTGATGAAACTGCTAAAGTAGACGAGGGCGAAGGCGAAGACCACGACGAAGACGAAAAAGTAGATGAAGGCGAAGGCGAAGACCACGATGAAGAAGAAGCTATGGATGAAGTAGCTGATGAATCTGAAGAGGATGAAATCGAAGAATCAGAAGAAGCTGACGAAGACGACGACCTTGATTTAGAATCAATTCTAGCTGAGTTAGAAAGTGATATCAACGAAGAAGAAGAAGAAGATAAAGTCGAAGAGGACTTAGAAGATGCTTCTGAAATCGGTGATGGAGATAACGAAGTTGATGAAGATTCAAACGATTCATCTGAAATCGGAAAAGGTTCTGAAGAACCATCTGATGCATCAGAAGAAGATGCTGGAGACGAGGGTGAGGAAGAAACCGCACCTGATGCTGAACAGCACGCTGACGAAGATGCTAAAGTTGATGAGGACATCGATTTAGAAGAAGTTCTTAAAGCTTTATCAGAAGAAGAAGATGAAGAAGATTCAGTTGAGGAAGTGAAAACACTTCAAAAAGAGATTAAGGAACATAGAGATGTTGTAAAATATCTTCGTTCAAAACTAAATGAAGTTAACTTATTAAATGCGAAACTATTGTTTTCAAACAAACTTTTCCGTGCGTTTGGTTTAACCAACGAACAGAAAATGAAAGTTGTTGAAACTTTTGATAGAGCAGCAAATCTTAGAGAGATTAAACTTGTGTATTCTACACTTGCAGAATCTTTCCAAGGTCGTAAAGCTCAACCTATTAAGGAATCAAAAGGTTCAAGTTCGAAAGCAGTTGCTTCAACAAAACCATCTAAAGATGTAATATCTGAAGGCGGGGAATTGAAGAGTCGTTTTCAAAAGTTAGCTAATATACTTTAATATTAAATTACTATTAGGAGACTATAATGAGTAATAAATTAAATTCAATAGAAAGCTTGATGGATGGTTATAATCCACAACGCCAACTATTGGAACAAACTCGCAAATTAGTCAAGAAATGGGAGCCAACAGGACTTTTAGAAGGTCTTGGTGCTGAACACGAAACTAACGGAATGGCCGTTCTACTTGAGAATCAAGCCCGTCAATTAATTGACGAAGCTTCAAGAACAGGTGGACAAAATTCTGAAGAGTGGAGTGGAGTTGCTCTACCATTGGTTCGAAGAATCTTTGGTGAGTTAGCAGCACAAGAGTTCGTAAGTGTTCAACCTATGAACTTACCTTCAGGTCTTATTTTCTATCTTGACTTTAAGTATGGAACTGCACAAACAGATAACCATACAAACAACGCTGATGTTTATGGTAATACATCAGGTTCGAATGTTGATGCAACTGGCGGTTTATATGGTGCTGGTAAATTTGGATATTCAATCAACGATACCGACTCAGCTGCACAAACTGCAGCCGCAGCTTTATCAAGTGGTAACTTTACTACTGGTTCAGTTGTATGGGAAGATGTTGATTTTGAACCAGACTTATCTGCTTCAGTAGCAACTGGTCACGATGCTGATAACGGTCTATGTAAAGTTACTATCCACACAGGTGGAATTGGTGATTTTGACCCAGACGGTGTTAGAGCATTCACAATTAGTGGTTCTGGCTTTGATGAAATATTCCCAGCCTACACTAAATATGATAGTTCTACAGATTCAATTGCATTTATCGTAAGAAAAGATACCGCATCTGCTGTTGCAGCTGTAGTTGCTTCTTATCATAAAGTAAAAGGACAGAACTATGATAGAACTGATTTCGAAGCTAGTGCAGCAAATATCGATGCAAACCCAGAGGGTGATATTGATATTCCTGAATTAGATATTGCGTTAAAGAGTATTCCGATAATCGCGAAAACTCGTAAGTTAAAAGCAGTCTGGACACCAGAACTTGCTCAAGACTTGAACGCTTATCATTCAGTCGATGCTGAAGCTGAATTAACAGCACTATTAAGTGAGTACATCTCAATGGAAATTGATTTAGAAATTCTTGATATGTTGTTTGCTAACGCTTCTGCAAAATCAGAAAAATGGTCAGCAAAAGTTGGAAACGAATACAATTCTGCAACTAAACTTTTTGAAGAAACAGCTGCTAATGCATCTGCTTACACGAAAGGAACTTGGTTCCAGACTCTTGGTAACAAGATACAAGCCGTTTCTAATGCAATTCATCAGAAAACTCTAAGAGGAGGAGCAAACTTCATCGTGGTATCACCTGAAACTGCTACTATAATCGAGAGTATTCCTGGATATGCTGCTGATACAAATGGTGATGCAACCAATTCATCATTCGCAATGGGCGTACAGAAAGTTGGGGCACTTAATAACAGATATACTGTCTATAAGAACCCTTACATGCTAGAGAACAAAATCCTTGTTGGTTTCAGAGGAAGTAATTTCCTTGAAACTGGTGCGGTTTATGCTCCGTATGTTCCGTTAATTATGACACCACTTGTTTATGACCCGAAGAACTTTACTCCGCGTAAAGGGGTGATGACTCGTTACGCTAAGAAAATGGTTAGACCAGAGTACTACGGAACAGTCACAGTCGGTGATGTAAACTTAGTTTAATTAATTTTTTAATTAGATTAAAGTCATAAGTGGTGATTTTTAATTACCACACGATTAAGTAAAAGGGGATGTTTTTCATCCCCTTTTTCTTTGCGTTGATATTTATTATTGGAATGTTCTAAACTCATAATAGGAGAATTTATATGGCTCAAGAACCGATATGGCCAGGAAGTGGTTCGGCAGTAAGTGAATCAACACCTTTTGGATTTTATGATGATGATTCAGATTTTCAAACAGATGCACCAAAGTTTGCATCTTGGTGTGCGAAACGACTAGGATACCCAATAACAAGTGTAGAATTACAAGATTCACAATTTTATGCGTGTTTTGAGGAAAGTATTACAGAATACTCTGCCCAAGTAAACCAATTTAATATCAAAGATAATTTATTAAGTTTAAAAGGACAATCGACTGGTTCTAATTTAACACATAAAAGACTCTCAAATACTATGGGAGAACAGATATTTTTATCAGAAACCTACGGAACAGAAGCAGGAGTAGGTGGACAAGTTGAAACAAAGAAATCTTCAATCACAATACATAGTGGTTCACAAGATTATGATTTGAATGCGTTAATTGCAGACCCAAGTGCGAGTGGTGCAATAGAGGTTACTAAGGTATTTTATGAAGCTCCACCTGCAATTACGAGATACTTCGACCCGTATGCTGGAACTGGTCAACAAACAAATAATATGTTAGATGCATTTGGATTTGGTGGTTCATCACCAGCAATTACATTTGTTTTACAACCAGTATATGCTGATTTACTTAGAGTACAAGCAATTGAATTTAATGACCAAATAAGAAAATCTGCATATTCATTTAATATTGTGAATAATAATTTAAAAATATTTCCAAGAATTACTTCAAATACAAGTCAATCTTTATGGATAGAATGGAAAGAAGTAACTGATAGAGATAATGTATTAAGAACGAGGTATAGTGGTTCTGCAGATGTAGTATCTGATATCAGTAATGCACCATACGATAATATGAAATACACAAGTATTAACGATGTTGGTAAACAATGGGTTAGAAAGTATGGATTGGCGTTAACAAAAGAGTTATTAGGTATGGTTCGTAGTAAGTATGGAACAATTCCTATTCCAGGTTCAGAAGTTTCACTCGATGGAGATACATTGAGGGCAGAAGCAACTGCTGAAAAAGAACAATTGGTAGAACAATTAAGAGAAATATTAGACCAAACAAGTAATAGGGCACTTATGGAAGCTGATAGAGAAGCATCCGATAACTTACAAGAGAAGTTAAAGAAAGTACCTTATCCAATATACATAGGATAATCAAATGGCAAGTAGATATTGGCCAACAAGAGATACTAACTTAGCTAAACGATTCAATGATGAACTCGTAGGAAATCTTGCAGATGGAAAATGTGGAATCATTGGACAAGAGGTAATACTATATAGAGTTTCGGTATATGATACAAAAACAAATATGTATGGTGAAGCAGGTGGGGGTAAAACCTATGAAGCAGGAGTTAAGTTAAGTTGTATTATTGAGGCAGAAGATTTTGATTGGGAAACAAATGAATTTGGACCTGATGCAAGACAAGATATAACAATAAATTTCCAAAGAGACATGTTAATTGATGTAAATTTCAGACCAGACATTGGTGATATCGTAAGTTGGAATCACGGATATTTTGAAATAAATAAAACAAATGAAAATCAATTAGTTGCTGGAGATTATAATAAAAATTGGTCAATTACTTGTACTGCAAATCTAACAAGAATCAGTACATTAAATATTGAACAAACAAGGGCGTTTTAATGGCAAGAAGTAAACCGATACCAAGAAAAGTTCGTAGGGATTTGAACTCGGTTGCAATCAGAGATGATTATAATAGAGGAAATCAGTTACGAAGAGATGATGATAAGGTACAGAACATATCTAATACTATTATGGATATGGATGGTGCAATTATGTACTACTTCAATGAAGTAATTAAACCTAATGTCGTAGAGAATAAAGAAACAATCAAAGTACCCGTTATGTATGCATCACCAGAGAGATGGTTTGCAATACAAAAACAAGGGTTTATGAAAGATAAACGACAACAATTAATTACACCAGCAATTGTATTTCGTAGAACAGGTATGGAACGAAATGAAAATATGCCTGTCGATAAGTTAGATGCAAATAAACCAAATAATTTTCAAACATTTAGACAAAAGTATTCTCAGAACAATCGTTATGACCAGTTCTCACGAATCATAGGTGAAACACCTAATAAAGAATATTACAATGTAGTTATACCAGATTATATGATATTGAATTATGAGTTTACAATTTGGACATCATACATCGAACAGATGAATAGTATTGTAGAAAAAATTAATTATACCGATGGTGCTTATTGGGGTGAACCTGGTAAGATGAAATTTAGAAGTAGGATAGAAACATTTACGGATGCAAGTGAACTTGATGCTGGTGAACGATTAGTAAAAACTAATTTTAGTGTACAATTAATGGGGTATATTATACCTGAAGAATTTAATAGTTTAGTAACAACACAGAAACAACTCACACCTAAAAAACTTATATTCAATATGGATGTAGAGAAATCTGCAGCAGAGATAAGTGAAGTTGGTGAGGGTGGTGGAGTATCAATAAGTACACCAACTGCAGATATATTTTCAATCGCAGTATCAAATGGATTAACATTTCAAGCAGGAACTGGTGTTACATTGAGTAATGATGGAGCATCATTTGATGGTTCACAACCTTTAACACAACAAATATCAATTGGTCAAGATGTTAGTACAACATCTAATGTATCGTTTAATCAAGTAACCGCAGGTTCATTAGTGTTTGGTAATCCGACTGTTTATTCATATACAGGTATTAGTGGTAGTGTAAATATAACAGGTTCATTAACAACGAGTGGGGATATGACAGTACAAGGTGATACCACGATATTAGGTACACTAACTGCAAAAGAATTTAAAACTACATTTGTTTCATCAAGTATATTATTTCAAAGTGGTTCTACTAAATTAGGAGATACCACAGATGATAATCATCATAGAACTGGTAGTGTAAATATAACTGGTTCATTTAGTTTAAATGGATATAGTGTAAATGAGATATCAAATGATAGTGGATTAACAGACCAAAGTACAACAACATTAGTAACTGAAGCCGCATTAAAATCATTTGCAACAAGTAATGTTGAGGATACACAAAATTATTTAAGAAAACAATTTTATAAATCTACTACATCTATTCTTAATACTGCAACAGCATCATTTACTGCTGTGACTGCATCTGCACCAAGTGGTGTAACTGCAACAGATGAAAATGATTTTCTATTCTTTATTAATGGTCAATATATGGAACACGATGCTTTAACTATTCAACAAAGTGGTTCATCTTTCCTACTACAAGTAGATACAGATGGAATCGGATACGAATTAGAAAGTGATGATGAGATTATATCGGTAGGTAAATTTAACTCATAGGGTAACAGATGCCATTATTTACATTTAAGAATCCACTCACACTATCAGATGGAACAGGTTTCACTTCATCTATCGATGAGGGAATGACTGGATTATCACCAGCAGTAAACGAACTAAGTATTGGACAAAATGTTGCCACAAGTTCGAATGTAACTTTCGGTGAAACCACACTTGATGAAACTAAAACATTTATTATTCCAAATAATGCTGGTACTCAAAATATGGTTTTGGGATATGGATTCATATCAGGTTCAACCATAGAATTTACCAATGACCTTGTTGTTAGTGAGAATCATACACACGAAGATGATTTAACAATAATAGGTTCAGTATCATATGGAGCATCAAATTTTAGTGGTTCATCAGTAACCACGATACATCAAAGTGGTAGTACAACATTAGGTGATTCTCTTGATGATGTACATAATATAACGGGTAGTTATTCCATTAGTGGTTCAATTAATATTAATGGTGTAGAAATAAATGAAATAAGTAATAATTCAGATTTTAGTGATGGTAATGCTAATGCACTTGTAACAGAAGCAGCAGCATATGTTGGGGTGTTGGGTGATACTGCAACTAATAATGTGTATCTTAGAAAAGTTTATGCAAAAAAAGGAACGATAACAAACTCAACCGCTTCATTTACAGCAGCAACTGCATCCGCAGGTACATTAACCACTACTACAAAAAATGATTTTCAATTCTTTTTAAATGGAATGATTATGGAACCAGATGCTATAACAATAGAACAGAGTGGTTCTACATTTTTAACTCATATAAATGCATCATCATTAGGATATAATTTAGGAAGTGATGATGAGGTAGTTGCTTGGGGAAAATTTAATTCATAAATATAGAGAATCCCACATTGGTTTTACCATTGTTTGATATTTATAAGTATGAGAAAAAGACATTGGAAGAATAGAAAAAACCGAAAGTGTCCATCTTGTAGTAAGATTTTAACTTATACAAGGAAAGATGCTTTTGATAGAGCAGTAGGTAATAATAGTGTGTGTAAATCGTGTGCACAGTCCGATAGGAAATTAACTTTGGATACGATTGAGAAGATGAAACAACCAAAATCTACACAACACAAGAAAAAGATTTCGAAATCAATTACAGATTGGTGGGTAGAGAAAAAACAAGAAGATATAAGACATGGCATTAATAGATAGTAAACAATTAAATCCGAGACTGACTGGTTCATTTTCACTTAGTGGTTCACTAAGTGGTGTGGATATTATACCCGCAGAAGCAATTGAGGGACAACTTGGTATATTCTCACCTACGGGTTCAATACAATCTACACACAATGATTTACAAGTTACTGGTTCATTGAATGTTCAATCTGATTTAACAGAAAGTGAACCAAGTTCTTCTACAGGTATAACCACAAATAATATTACAAATGGGTATCCTACATCCAATGCATGGGGTACTGGTTTAGGTGGTAGTTACTTTAATAACTTTACATCTACTACGCATGTTAGTGAGATTTTAAGATTTATTGCGGGTGCAATGAGTCATAGTTTAGATGTATCAGATGCCGCACCAAATACAAAGTATTGGGATACAGTCAGTACATCACATACAGATGGAACTGAAATAAGTAAAAGTTCTTTATTAAATGGAGTGTTGGGTTCTACATATGAAAATGGTAGATTAAGTAATAGTTGGACTGGTTCGGCATTCATTGATATGGCTGAAACTGGTTCTTACAAATTAGCACTTGATTATTTAGAGTTAAAGGGATGGGTACAATCGAGTGATAGAGGAACGAATGATAATGATGTAGGAACAAATCCATTTCACGGAAGTTACGCATCAAGGATTCCATCATCAAATATTACCACACAAGCAACATTTGGTACACTTACAAACACTATAACTGCAAATGCAGGTGGTAGTACAGGTGTAAGTAGTAATAGTAATTACTTTGGATTAGGAACATTAACAAGTGGAGGACCTACTGCATTTTCAGTTAGGGTTATAGCATCACAATCATATAGTGATAATTATGCTGATTCCACACCTGATAAAAGTTCAACATTTCATACATCATCGTTTGTAGATTATACACAAAGTTCATTTGGTACATCAAATGGTTTGATACTAAGTAAAATAGTAACATCACAACCTGCAGTTATTCCATCAGCGTATCAAGATGGAGATTTCAATAGTGTTGCAGGACCAATTAGTGGTAGAAAATATACAGGTGGTGCAACAACATCTACAAATATATCTGCAAGTGGATATTATAAATTAGATGATATTGTGGTTGGATTAAAAACAGGTTCACAGAGTGATTTTGTATATAAAGATGGTACAGATGGAACAACAAGATTTTATTTATACACAGGTGGATTAACAACCGATATTACTGATGGTGCACCGACAGTAGCAGTTACAAGTTCTTTAAGTAGAACAAGTTTCTCTGCCACATCAAGAAGTTTAAGTGGAGCACCATATCTATTAACCACGAGTTATGGATATAGTTTTGTATCAGAGGTAAGTAAATCCTTTGACCCAGTATTTGGATATGGAACATCAGTAATGGTAAATTCAAAACCAACAGATACTTGGGATAATATAGGTTCAACATCAATAAGTAATACAACCACGACTGTAAATAATAGTGGTGTATCATCAACAGGTGCAAATAATTATGTAATTGATAGAACAAAAACCACAAAGAGAAGTAGTGGTGATGACCCACAAATATCTGATATCGCAGTTGCAAGTTCTTCATTCACTTTTTCACTTGATAGTAATAGTGAAAATGTTGGACAAAATAGAACAAGTAACAATACTTTAAATTATAGTTTAACATTTAGAGCGACTGGTAGAAATTGGAAGAACTCAAGTGTAACTGATACCACACCAGCACAAAGTTTTTATGATGCAACTCTATTTGGACAACCAGCATCAAGTGGTAGTATGGCAATTTATAGTAGAGCACAAGGATATGATGGTGGTAGTTTGACTGGAACAAGTGAGGCATTTACGGGAGAAGATTTTAGAATAGTATTAGCAGATAATGTAACTGCATTTAATGGAGCATATTTCACAACAGACTCATTCCAAACGAATGATGAGGGAGATTCAGTTCTCGGTGATTATGATTTACAAGTAAAACCAGGTTACTTAGTAGAACCTGGTGGTTCTTATGGATATTGGTTTCCAGAAGATTTTGGTAGTGGAACATACAAATATTATATTAGAAGATTTCAAGATGGTAGTACGAGAACAAGTATGACAGTTAATGTGGGTAAAACATTAGTGAATTGGAACTCTACATCAAGTGGTGTAGCAGTTGGATTAATATTTAAGAGTGGTACGAGTGCAGGGAGTAATACAAGTATTACAAATTGTAGAATATATGACCCGAGTGCAACTACAAGTAACTTGATATCTGCAGGAGTATCAAATGATAATCATATTAATCCATTTAGTTCCAATATAGATTTATATGGAAATACAGGTGGTAGTATATCATCGACCACTTATACTGTCCCAATGAGAAATGCAGATGGGATGTATTTAGATTCAAGTGATAATGAACTTTATGTAGTAGTTAGATATAAGGGTGACCAATCACCAGTAACTTCAATATCATTGGCGTTTAGTTAGAGATAAATTATGGCAATAAATAACGAAAAAAAATCAAATAGATTACTCGGTGGAAGAAGATATACGAGTGCTGATTTAAATACTTCACAAGAAGCATTTACAGAGGTATTGGATTTAAGAGCATCGGAGATTTATACACAAGGGCATCTAATACCAGAAAGTAATTTACCATTTAGTGGAAGTTCTCAAAGTGGAATTACATATAAAGTTGGTGGTAATGATATATTAAAATATTGGTACAGATTCAGATTAACTAAATCTAATGTTGATGAGGATGCTTGGTTTTTTATTTCACCTACGGGTAGTGCAAGTGGTGTAACACCGCAGTTGATTCAAGATGGACAACAAACAAACTTTATATCACCAAAATATTCAATCGCTTCATTAGCAAATGCTAATACAGAAGATACAACACCTGGATATGGTGTTAGAGTGTATGCTTCAACATCAACCAATAGTGGTTCTTTAGGTGGTGGAGATGTTATATCAGGTAATGATTATCAGTTTGATTATAAAACTGGTGTATTACAATTTGATTCTGCAAGAAGTTCAAATGAAATAGTTTATATGAGTGTTTATCAGTATGTTGGTACAACACTTGCAACAGGTTTAGAAGTAGATGGTAATATCACCGCTAATCAATATATTGTAAGTTCATCAGTAACTTATATGACTTCATCTTTTTCAAGTGGTTCTACAATATTTGGAGATTCAGTAGATGATACACACCAATTTACAGGTAGTGTTAGTATTAGTGGTTCAATACTACCAACACAAGATGATTTAATAGATTTAGGAAGTTCAACATTTGAATGGAAAGATTTACATTTAGATGGTACTGCAAATATAGATACATTAAGTTTAACCGATGGGTTTACTTATAATGGAGTATCATTTAATACAAGTGGAAGTGGAGCAGCAACTGGTTTACAAGTTACTGGTTCTAACTTCCAATTCAGAGCTAATAATCCTGATAATTTATTCACTTTGAAAAATTCAAGTGATGAGATAGCAGTACAAATAGATGATAAAGTAATAATTTTAGGTGAACCTACTTCAGTACCTACCGCAATTAAGGGTGGTATGTATTATAGTAGTTCTGCGTGGTTTTTAGGGTATGAAAACTCACCAACTTAATATTTATAAATGATAAGAAAAAGCCTTAAATAGGAGAATTTAAATGGCACAATGGAGAAAAGTAGTAGTATCAGGTTCATCACCCGAATTCGCGGTGGTGAGTGCATCATCTGATATTCATGCTACGGGAAATATAAAGACAGTTGGAGATTTGACTGTTGCAGGTGGAGATATAGTACTTGGAACAACAAGTATATTTTCAGGTGGAGATACCACTTCCCTAAATAATATCGATGCAATAGATACAACTACTGAAAATACAATTGAAGCCGCATTAGATACTCTTAGTAATGTAACAACAGTCGGTGCTTTAGATGCAGGAAGCATAACGAGTAATTTTGGTTCAATAAATAATGGTTCTTCCGCAATTACTACGACTGGTACAATTACAGGTGAACAAATAACTTCTACCGATGATATAACAGCAGCTGGAACAATTAGTGGTTCAGTACTTAATGCTGATACAATCGGACAGAACAGAGTTGATGGTATAAAAACAATTACGATAGAAGCAAATTCTACAATTAACCAAGATGTTAGTTCAGATGCAATAGTTCAATTTGCTTCAGTTAGTGCTTCTGCAAATATACAAGCAGTAGGATATGTAAGTGCATCTTCAATAAATGTTCAAGGAGCAGCAGATTTTGATTCCTTAACATTAGATACACAATTAGCAGTAGCAGAGGGTGGAACTGGTGCAACATCATTAACCGATAAAGCAGTATTAATTTCACAAGATAGTGGAACAGATGCAGTCGGTTCATTAGCATTGACTGGAAATGGTGAAATTATAGTTGGTGGAACAAATGGACCAGCAGTTGAAGCAGCAGCAGATGTTGCAGGGACTGGTTTAGATGCCGCAGTTGGTGATGGAACATTAGCAATTAATGTTGCAGCAGCACAAACAAGTATTACTTCGATTATAAACTCATCATTGGGTAAAATCGGAACAGCAGCAGACCAAGAATATATTGATTTCGGTACATCAAATGAGGTAAACACTAAAATTGGTAATTCAGAAATTCATAGTGTAACTGCCGATGGTGTAGATATAACTGGTGCAGTTACTATTAGTGGTAACTTGGATGTTAATGGTTCATTGACGACAATCGATAGTACTAACTTGAGAGTTGCAGATAGATTTATCTACGCATCAAGTGGTTCAACGAGTGGAGATGGTGGTTTAATAATCGGAACTGGTGCAAATGGTATTGGTACAGCAATCGGATATGATGATAGTGTTAAGAGATGGGGATTAACCAAAGAAGATGACACTGCTCACGATGCTACAGCAATCGCACCAAGACAATATGTTGTTTCGGTTAGTGGTTCTGCAACAGCACCAAGTACAAATCCACACGATTTTGGAACAGCAGCTGGAGATAGAATTGGTATGATGCACGTCAATACTGATAATGGGGAAATTTGGATTTATAGTTAAAACAAGTGAGGTTATATGGCGATAAGAGCTAAGGAAGTAAAAACTATTGTTAATGAAGTGGCAAAGTTTAAAAAAGATGAAATAGAGTTTTTGTTTGAGTTAATTAAAAACTCTATGATTCCAGGTCAACATTTGGGTATTGCAATGGATATTGTTAATAAGTTAAAATCTCAATACCAATTGTTAAATAGAAAGGGTGCTGTAGTTAAGACAACTAAAAGTACTAAAGATGTAGTAAGGGAAGAAGTAGAAAAAGTTCAACAAGAGATTAAAGAAGAAGATGGTGAACTTTTTATTAAAGAATAACTTTATTGGCCTATTGTTTGGCGACAATAGGAAGTGGGCCGAAAGGTAACCAACCATAAGGAGATGAATTAAATGCCAAATTGGAAAAAAGTAATAGTATCGGGCTCAAATGCTCATTTAAGTTCGGTTACATCGAGTTTATTTCACACTAATCCAGATGAAAATGATTTAGTATTTGATGCTGCAGGAGATATTATATTAGATGCCGATGGTACTGATATTATATTAAAGGATGGTGGAACTGAGTTTGGTAGATTTAAAAGAGACTCTTCTGATTTTGTTATAAAATCCGCAACAAACGATAAAGATATAGTTTTTGGAGGTGAAGATGGTGGTTCAACTATAACTGCACTTACATTAGATATGTCAGAAGCTGGACATGCACTATTTACTGGTGATGTAAGTGGTTCAAACATTAGAGCAAGTGGAGATGTTATAGCATATAATTCATCCGATGAAAGATTAAAAGATAATATAACCTACATAGGAAAACCATTAGAAAAGTTACACAAGATTGGTGGGTATGAATTTGATTGGAATGAAAAGCAAGATATACATACAGGTAACGATGTTGGGGTTTTAGCTCAAGAAATTGAAGCCATTTTACCATCTGCAGTTTCCGACCGAGATACTGGTTTTAAAGGAGTTCAGTATCACAAGATAATTCCACTATTAGTTGAGGGAATCAAGGAATTAAATAAAAAAGTCGACCACCTTGAAAATCTTTTAGAAGAAAAAAATAGCACTGATAGAAAAATGACCCGTCTTGCAAGTGCAGTGAGAAAATTAAAGCAAAAAAAGTAGTATTTAGAGTTATACATTTATATTTATATACAACCGAATTAAACATATTAATAAAGGAGTTATGTTATGGCTGAAAAGCAAAACAAGGTAGATGAAACAAAAATCGTATTTTCAGATGATGAAATAAAATCACTTGAAGATTTGCGTACTGGATATAACACCATCCAAAATGATTTTGGTGTAATTAAAGTTCGTAAGATTTTGTTAAATCAGCAACTTGATAACTTGGAACAAACTGAGATAGAGTTAGAGACAAGATATGCTGAAAATCAACAAACAGAACAAAAGTTAGTTAAAGACCTTAACGAAAAGTATGGTGCTGGTAATTTAGACATCAATACTGGTGAATTTACACCAAATAGTTAAGATTTTTCTCTAAGCTGATATCGTTTGAGGATTTTGCTTTATACTTATAAAGTGTATAGTTTTATCTATTACGATTAATCAATAAATAGGAGAATGACCATGGCAGAGAGAATAGTCTCACCAGGTGTATTTACGAGAGAAAAAGATTTATCTTTTTTACCACAAGGTATTGCTGATATTGGAGCTGCAATTATTGGACCGACAGTTAAAGGTCCAGCATTTGTTCCAACACAAGTAACAAGTTTTTCGGAATTTGAAAATATCTTTGGTGGATTAGATACAAGATTTTATGTACCTTACACCGTCCAAGAATATATAAAGAATGCTCCTACCGTCACTATAGTCCGTGTATTAGGAATTGGTGGATATAAACATTCTGCAGTTAGAGTTAACTTATCAAGTTCACTCGGAACATTTACTGCAGCAGTTTTAAAACCATCAAGACTAAGTAATACATTGGATTTAGGTGGTGTAACAAGTGCATCTTTAGCAGCAGGAGCTGATTTTGTAGAGGGTTCTATCACATTAGGTAGTGCATCTGCAAAAACAATTAGTTTCCAAACGGGTTCTGATAATTATATCGAAAAAGTATTCGGTACAGACCCACAAACAACGAATACAAATGTATATGTGTATAAATCATTCAAAAAATTCCATTCAAGTAATGGATTTGATGCGACTGTAAGTATGAGTTTAGTCTCATCTTCAGAAGCAAATGGTGATGATTTTACTCACGATTACAAAGTAGCAACTACACCTTATCTTGTTTCACAATTAAGTGGTGGTGCTAGAAAGAATTTATTTAAAGTTAATACTCGTTCGCATGGTACGAATGTAAATGATGATTTCAAAATTGCAATTGCAGATTTGACAACAGCAGCAAATGTACCTGGTTCTGATTATGGTTCTTTTGCACTTCGTGTATTAAGAAATAATCCAGGCGAAAACAATGATGGTGAAGTTTTAGAAGAGTTCACTAATCTTAGCTTTGACCCAGATTCAATAAACTTTGTACCAAGAGCAATTGGAGATAGATATGTAACTATCGATTCAGAAGGCAAACTTACCTATAATGGTGATTGGCCAAATCAATCAGTTCATATTTATATTAGTGATTATACTACAAATCTTGAGGGAATAGCATCAGACCTATTACCACACGGATTTGGAGCAGCATCTAATCCAGTTCTCGGTACAACACAAATCCCAAGTGCAAGTTTTGTTTCACAACAGACTAACACTCTTGGTGTATTTGACCAGAATGTTTATTATGGTTGGGATTTCTCAAATTCTGATAACAAAGCGTTCTTAGCTCCAATACCTGCAAGTGCTGGTGTTGGTAATAATGCAGTGTTCAGTTTAGAGAATATGTTAGGACATGCGGATGCAACAACAATTGGAGATACTCAAGAATCTACAGCAGCAGAGGCAATTACATTAGCTCTATCAGCGAAAGCTCAGAGAAAATTCGTAGTTCCTTTCCAAGCAGGATTTGATGGGGATGACCCGACTGTATTGAAAGCAACTGGTAATGATATCTCTGCAACTAACCAACAAGGTTTAGATTGTAGTGGTACTAATGCTAGTGGTTCAATTGCATACAAACGAGCAATTAATGCTGTATCAAACCCAGATGAGTTTGATATTAACTTAATGGTAACACCTGGTATTATACACGAATATCACAATTCCGTTTCAAACCACGCTATTTCAAAAGTAGAAGCTCGTGCAGATGCTTTTTATGTAATGGATGGTTCAAGATGGGGTAGAAGTGTAGCAAATGCGATAAACGATATTAAAACTATCGATTCGAATTATGCTGGTGTATATTACCCGTGGGTTAAGATACTCGATTCAGTAAAGAATAAACCAATGTGGGTTCCGCCATCAGTAGTGATACCTGGTGTGATTAGTTTCACAGATAGTGTAGCACACGAATGGTTTGCTCCAGCTGGTTTAAACAGAGGTGGATTGAGTTCAGTATTGGAAGCAAAAACAAGACTAACACATACAGAACGAGATGATTTGTATGAAGGTCGTTTGAATCCAATCGCTTCATTCCCAGGTCAAGGTGTAGTAGTTTTCGGACAGAAAACACTTCAAGGTAAACCAAGTGCACTTGATAGAATCAATGTACGAAGATTGTTAATCAGACTTCGTAAGTTCATTGCTTCATCTTCAAGATACTTAGTATTTGAACAAAACACAGCAGCAACAAGAAACAGATTCTTAGGAATCGTTAATCCTTTCTTAGCGAGTGTTCAATCAAATAGTGGTTTAAGTGCATTTAAAGTAGTAATGGATGATTCTAACAACACACCAGATGTTGTTGATAGAAATCAGTTAGTAGGTCAGATATTTATTCAACCTACAAGAACTGCAGAGTTCATTGTACTTGACTTTGTAATACAACCAACAGGTGCAGCATTTCCTGAATAAGTTTAACTTATAAAATCGCTTATACGAAAAACCCACACTCTTAATTGAATGTGGGTTTTTCTTTTATAGGAGGTTTAATGAATAAATAAAGTAGTGGTGCCAGAAAGGAGTATCTTTTGTCCTTAGCAGTGTCTCTTAAACCTAACCACTAAAATTTTGAGAGTTTAACCACCTAACTCACAAGGGTTGTTTCTAATCGTGAAACACTACATAACCCAATCGATTCCAAATATGTAGTCATCGAGAACCCACGGCCTATTTATTACATTAGTTCTAACATAGAGAATGGTACACTATAAATCCTACCATTCATCTCAACTAAGGCTTTCTTGATATTCATCTTAGTGATTACACCAGGTGTCCTTTTAGTTTTCTGAACCACATAAACTTTAGAACCAACAGACAATGAAGTTTTACCTAACATAGTCTTACATTCACTAATAAATGAAGATAATTCATTTAATTCTGATAGTGAATTTAGTCCTTTAATTTGTTGTTTTATCTTAATCATAATTTATTTCCTTTATTTGATACTCTAATATAAGGCTTTTTGCCAATACAAGTCAAGTACTTTTTTTATTTTTTTTTATCCCCTTTCTACTTTTCCTTTATGAGCCCAATTCACAGAGTATGGTCTTTCAGAATATTCAAAGTTCTTATTGATAGCTTTTGGTATCTGAGAACATATTTCATTAGCAAACCATTCAGCATCTGAGTTCTCATTTGTTACGGCTCTATCACCACAACCTTGGTCTGGAACATAAACTTCCAAACATATATTTACAAAAAATCTATTAGCATCTTTAGCCATAATTTTTCCTTTACATTTCCAAAGAATCTAACCACTCTTCTATCTCTTGTGGTGTCATTCTTCCATCTTCTTCAAGTGCTTCTCTTTGTTCATCTCTTGTTAATGGTCTACCCATATTATAGGTTGGACCAATACCAGTTTCTGCTTGAAACTCAATATCGTGTTCTGGTAAATTACCAGCATCTCTATTCAATTCATAATTCATACAACCTAAAGCAAAAGTTCCCATATCCATATTTTCATCCTTTTCAATCATTATTACACTATAATATAAGGCTTTTTCAAACCATTGTCAAGTGTTTTTTTATTTTTTTTTAATTTAAAACATAAGGTTTATCCCACTTACCAAGATTAACAGATATATACCAACCGACATGAAAGTAATCAGTTTGGATATCAGATTTATCAAAGTTACCAACATTCATAGCTGGGATAACTTCTGATAAGAAGGCAAGTGCCTCAGGATTATCAGAGAAGTGGTCTTTATACCAATACTCGTTTATATTATCAGTACCAAAATCAATAGAACCAGATTGAAGAGTCAACCTTAAAGTAGAGTAATTATCAACAGAAAGAGTTCCTTTCATATTATGCTTTTTCAAAGCCTTTTTAATATTTGGAGCTAACTCTTTTTTCTTTTCTTGATTCATATAAGCCATTATTTATTTCCTTTATTTAAGTTCTTTATTATTATCTCATTTCTCATACCTTAATATACGACATAAATACTATACAAGTCAAGGATTATTTTCAAAAAACTTCAAAAAAACTTCGAAGAATCATATAAGAAATTACATATTTTTTAATAACCTGATATTTATTATCGAAGAAAAAAACAGCATTAATTTAAATGGAGATGGCAATGGCCGACATATTAACAACAGATGAAATCTTTTTTAAAGCGTTTGAACCGAAAACAAAGAATAGGTTCATTATGTATATTGATGGAATACCATCTTATTTCGTAAAAACAGCTAATAGACCACAGATTACTTTTGAAGAAATCGAACTTAATCATATCAATGTAAAACGATATGTTAAAGGTAAAGGTACTTGGGAGCCATTAGAAATTACTCTATATGACCCAATCGTTCCAAGTGGAGCACAGGCAGTTATGGAATGGGTTAGATTACACCACGAATCAGTAACAGGTCGTGATGGGTATTCTGATTTTTACAAAAAAGAAGTTAGATTCAATCTTTTAGGCCCAGTTGGTGATAAGGTTGAGGAATGGGTTCTTCACGGAGCATTCATTCAAACTGCTAACTTCAACGATTTAGATTTTGCTAATGGAACAGATGTCGCTGATATATCGTTAACACTTCGTTACGATTACGCAGTACTCTCGTTCTAAAACCATAAGGAAAATACAATGGCTTTTAAAGACATTTTTAAAGATGATAACTCATATAACGAGAAATCAATCATAGGGTTTGGTGCGTTTGCTATAATGGTAATATTTGCAGGTGCAGATGTTGTAACTGGTATTATGGGTAAAGATTTAGTAATCAACGATGTTGTTTACAATTCTTTCCTATTCACTACTTTAGGTTCATTTGGAATCGCAGGAGCTGAAAAAGTATTAGGAAAAAAATAAATTTGATTTTACGAAAGTAAATTAATAGTTATAAGTATAATGGTTTTAAATACATTTCATAGGAGAAATAACAATGGCTGATAATCAGTACGCATTTCCTACTGAAGAACTATCACTGCCTTCAAAAGGTTTACTTTATCCAAAGGATAGTCCATTAAGTAAGGGAACAATAGAAGTCAAGTATATGACTGCACGAGAAGAAGATATATTAACTTCTTCAAATTTAATTGAAAAGGGATTAGTAATTGATAGATTACTTGAATCCGTAATAGCAGACCCCAAAGTAAAATTGGATGATATGTTAGTGGGAGATAAGAACGCATTAATGTTAGGTACAAGAGTTTTGGGTTATGGTAAGGATTATGTAGTAAGCATAGAGGACCCAGATACAGGTCTTGATGTAGAACATACCTTTGATTTAACAAAGTTAGAAACTAAAAAAGTTGATGACTCTTTACTCAAGAATGGAAATAAGTTTGAATTTACATTACCACACTCTAAAAGAGTAATTGAATTTAAACTAATGACACATAAAGATGAAAAAGATGTTGAAAAAGAAGTTGAGGGTTATAAGAAAATAGCTCAAGCAACTGGAGTTTCTAATGAGTTAACTACACGATTAAAGAAACAAATCATTTCAGTAGATGGTGAAACAGATAGAATGAAAATTAATGATTTTGTAGATAATCAGTTTCTTGCTAGAGATACACGAGAGTTTCGTGCTCACTTAGTAGAAATATCACCTGATATTAAATTCGAAGCAGAATACACAAGTCAAATAGGAGAGCCCCACAAGGTAAATATACCAATAGGGGTACGATTTTTTTGGCCTGAGTCCGAACTATAAACAGATACTTCACGACCAAATATTTTCAATGGTATTTCACGGAGAGGGATTCACTTTCACCGAGTTATATCATATGCCTATCCATCTCAGAACTTATTATATGAATAAGATGGTTGATTCTCGTAAAAAAGAAAATGATAAGATGAAATCTCGCCGTCAACCTACACCAAAAAAATAGAAACTTGATATTTATTATTGATAAATAACATTCTTATTTAAGGAAGATTAGATGAAGTTTAATGAAAATTCAGAAAGAGTTCTTCGTAAGTTACACAAAGAGGGTCTATTAGGAAACTTTGTAAAGAGTATAGAGAAATCTATTCGCGGTAAAACAGAGAAAGATATAGACAAGATTTTAAAAAGAGGTAACAAAGAACACGCAAGGTTGTTAAAGAAAATAAAAAAAGACCCTGAACAAGCGTTAAAAGACCTTATTAAAGATTTATCTTAAAGTTTATCTTTTCTTAAAAAAGAAATTCAATTTATTATAACTAACAACATCAATGGATTTGGTATTCAATGACACCTAAAGAACTAGCACAAATAGTAGAGCTCACAGAGAAACGAAAAAGACTCGAAGAAAATATTAAGAGTTTAACGGAATCTGCTGCACAGGCTTCAGGTGAAGATTATCAACATCAAGTAAGATATTTAAAAGCCAAAGCAGAAGAATTAAAAGCCTTAAAAGAACAAGAGAAACTTGCAGAATCTATTAGGGATAATAAAGAAGAAGTCATCAAGATGGGTGAAAAGGATAAAGCTCTTGCTTATGATGTTGCAGATGCAAACGAAAAAATAGAAAAACGATTAGCAGCAGCAAAAAATTTAATTAAGAATAAAAGTAAATTTTCTACAGCTGAATATAAAACATTAACCAAAATAAATGCAACTGAACTTGCCACACTTAAAGTAAATCGTGATATGGCAAACGAATCTCAACATAGATTGATGATTCAAGATAAGTTATTAGGTACACTTGGATTAAGTGTTGGTGCTATGAAAGATATGAAAGAACAAGCAATATTGTTTGGTAGAGCAGTGATGACTAATCCATATTTGTTATTACTCGCAGGAGTTGCAGCAACAGCAATGGCATTAAAGAAGGCAGTTACATTTGGTCTTGAATTACAAGATTCTATCGGTACATCTGCTTCTCAAACAATCAAGTTAACTAAAAGTTTTGCAGACCCTGCTGCACTTGGTCAATTAAGACTATTAGGTGTTGAGGTATCATCAACTACAAAAGCATTTGCTGATGCATTTGGTGATGTTAGTTTAGCAACATCAGAAAACTTAATTGCATTAGGACAACAAAAAAGATTATTAGGTATAAGTGTTGAGGATAGTATAAAACTATCAAAAGAATTTATGAGTTTGACTGGTTCATCATACGATGCATCATTAAACTTCCAAACAATGGCTGCAGAACTTGCTGAAGCAAATGATTTAAGACCTGGAGATGTAGTAAAAGAATTAGCAGATAATACAGAAGTATTTGCAGATTTTGCAAAAGACGGTGGTAGAAACCTTGCAGAAGCAGCAGTTCAAGCAAGAAAACTTGGATTAAATTTAAGTACCACTGCTAAGATTGCTAATTCATTATTAGATTTTGAATCTTCCATAGAAAAAGAAATGGAAGCTTCGATGATGATTGGTAAACAATTAAACTTCAATAAAGCAAGACAACTTGCACTTGAGGGTGATATTGCAGGAGCTGCAAAAGATGTTGTATCACAAATCGGTGGAGCAGCAGAATTAAATAAAATGAATGTTCTTCAAAGAAGAGCATTGGCAGAATCTATTGGGGTATCAACGGATGAGTTAAGTAGATTAGCAACTGGTAAGTTAGATATTAAATCTGATACCAAGAGTGTAGAGGAACAAAACCTTGCTGCAATGAACACATTACAAACTGGACAAGAAATTCTTACTTCTGCAACAAAAGCATTGACATATGCAACAATAGCATTAACTGGAGTAATGGGTGCTAAAGCTTTAATGGATTTAGGAAAAACTTTAAAGAATAGTTCAATAGGTAATAAATTAAAGAACACCAAAAGAACTACGAGTGGTAGATTAAATAGAACAAGTGGTTTAGGTAAAACACTAAAAGGTACAAGAACTGGTGGTGTTGTTGATAAATTGATTGGAGCACCAAAGAGTACTATTGGAAAAGCAGCATTCGGACAAGCAGGTAAGGGAGTTGCTAAACGAATACCAGGTGTATCTGCAGTATTGGGTGGTGCTGATATAGTTTCAGGTGTAAAGAGTGGAGATAAAGGTGATATCGGTAGTGGTGCAGGTATGATTATCGGTGGTGCTTTAGGAAGTTTCTTAGGACCAATGGGAACTGTCGTGGGAAGTATGGCAGGACAATACATTGGAGAAAAAGTTGGTGATTACTTTGAAAATAGTGAAACTCTTGAACAGAAAAAAGCAGAAGAGGCAAAGGTATTAGGTAATATTGAAGAAGAAAGAAAAGATTTAACCGCAGAACAAGATGCGGAATTACAAGCAGCATTATCAGGTAATGCAAACCAAATGCAAGCTTTTATAGATAAATATGATAGTATGAATCCATTTAGTGATACTAACGAAGTAGCAGAATTATTAAAAACATTAGTTGCTAAACAAGATGGTATTATACAGGCAACTGAAAATTTAACTAAGGATTAAAATGGGATTATTTGAAAAATTAAAAACGGATAAACTAACAAGTTTTGATTGGGATAAATCACAGAAACACGATTCCAATCAAGAGAACTTGCCCGTAGGTGATGCCACAATAACACCACCAGTTCCTGAATTGGGAGATAGAGGTAGTGAGATTGATGCACAATATAAAAAACTTGGTGGTAATGAATCTTTAAGAGATACATCTGGTTTAGGATTCGATGAACCATTTATTATACGAGATATCGGTGATAGTTATGCTCATACAGGAATATGGGCAGTTGATTTACCACTACAAGTACAGAGAACTGCAGAAGATGTTGTTAGAATAGCAAAGTTCGCAGCATCACCAAGAGGTGTTATCTTTGGATTGAAACAAGCATTATTACAAAATCAAAATCCAAGAAAAGAAACAAGAAAATATAATCCACTACGCCAGATGTTATCTATCGCACCATTAGTACACGCAGAAAGACATAACAAAACATTTCTTAATCCTTTAGGTACACCACCACGATATCAAGATGAGGTAGAGACTAGTGAAACTATGAAGGCAGCAAATGTTTCTAATGTAGAGGGAGATGGTTTAGCAAGTATTGGGGAAAATATCGCAAATGCATTTGGATTTGGTGGAGATTCACTTGATGGTACAATTTTGGGTGAATCAATGAATCTCGGTACTGGTAGGGTAAACTCATCAAATGGTCAATCCACTGGTTTGTACTCGGTAGGTACAAGCAATACTCTACAAGTTCCATATGGCGGGCAATACGGACGGTTAAGTTACGCCGCAGGTACTATTGAGAATAAACTACCTAAAGATTTTATAAAGTTTAGAATTAGAGATGCAGTAAATGGAAAGTGGTTAATATTCCCTGCTCATCTTGGTACAATAACAGATACTGTCACACCAGAATATTCAACAGAAAGATATATTGGTAGACCTGATAGTGTTCACATCTATACAGGTACGAATCGTAGTGTTGGATTTGATTTTAAAGTAGCAGCATTTACTAAACAAGAAATACCAATCATTCAAGAGAAGATGAATTATTTAATGGGATTGGGATATCCAACATTTAAACCAATGTTCGATGGAGATAACGAGGGTAGACCAGTATCACCTTATGTTTATTTAACCATTGGTGATTTGTTTAATAATACACCTGGATATTTTGATAATATCACAATCACTATGGAAGAAAATGCTACTTGGGAAATTGATGAGGGATTACAGATTCCTATGTTTTTTAATGTTAGTGTTAATTTTGTTTATATCGGTAAATACTTACCAACAACATTAAGTAAACATTATGAAGTACCACATTTAAAAGATAGTGGTTTTGGTGAGGGTAAGTATCAGACATTTGGTAAGAATGACCCAACAGCAGGTTCACCCGATGCTTCAAAAAGACCTGATATAGGAACTACTGCCACAAGACCTGGTTGGGCAATAGGACTTAAATAATGAATAGATATAAATTTACACGAGTTAAGAAAGATGAGGTAGATGGTATAAGATATAAATCCACTACTCTTTATCCAAAGATAGTATCAAGAGATAGTGATATAACCTATTATACAAGATTTGGTGATTCATATGGTTCACTTGCACATAGATTTTATAGTGACCAATCATTGTGGTGGATTATTGCAAAAGCAAACGAGGGTTTTAAGGGTAATCTCAAATTTAAAATTGGTGAGAAAGTAATTATACCAATGGAAATCGGTGAAATAGTATCGGAGTTAGAACGATTGAATAATAGAGTGGATTAACAATGTTTCAGTTTAATCAAATACCACCAAACATACAAAAAACCTTGTTCAAAAGAATGAACGCATTAACAAGAACAGGTAATATGAGTCCATTAGGACCACAAACTGAACAAAAATCTAATAGTGTATCTGAAATGATGACAAAATCTTGATGGGTTAGAATAACTGCTGCAGTGCCAGATTTTAAAAAAGATGATAAGGGTAAGTACATATATCCATTAGAAAAAGAAGGTCATACACCTATGAGATTATCGAGTGCGTTTAAAGGTGGACAACCATTAAATCGACCACTCGCCTCAAAAACAAATTTATTAAATAACTCACCAACATCAACATTGAGACCACATACTGGTGTAACGGGCGTGAGTACAAGTTTTAAGAACCATTCAATACAAAATGTAACAATAAATTGGAAATTATACGATATAGAAGATTTTGAAGTGTATGAGAAAGCATTTTTAAAACACGGAAGAACTATCTTAGTAGAATTTGGATGGTCAACACCTGAAATGGTAACACTACCAAAGGTAGAGAAACCAGAAGATATGATTCAATATTATGAAGCAATACAAGAAAGAATTATAAAAGGTGGTGGTGATTATTATGCAGCAATAGGAACTATCAAAGGATTTCAATATAATATAGGAGTTAATGGTGAATTTGATTGTACTACAGAATTAACTTCAATGGGTAGTACTTTATTTAAAGGACAGGTAGACCCAAGTGATAGTGCAATACCAGAATTAATTAGAAATAAAAACGCTGAAACTGCAGAAGAAGCATTTCAAAAATCACAAACAACCTTTGAATTTTATATAAAAAAGTTAAATGAAAATATTGCATCAGTTGCTGCAAGAGGTGATAAAGATGTTTATTATAACAATAATTCTGATAAGGGATATTGTACTTGGGGTTGGTTTGAGGATAATGTATTGAATACATTCTTTGGGTTTGTAACTAAGAAAAAAGGACAGAGTTCAAAAGATGCATTAACAACACAAGTTAAAAGTAGAGGTACAAAATATAAAGTTAAATCTACTGAAGATGGTAGTGAAGTTGAACAATTTGAAACCATAGTTGGTAATAATAAATGTAGGATGAGTTCTAATCTATATACTAAAAGTAGACATATTCAATTTCCAGGTAGGTACATTGGATTGGGTGGAGTAGGAAATGCTAGTAATCAAATTCTGTCAGGCTTTGATACAAAAGTTAGTGAAAAATATAAACACTTAGCAGAAACATTTTTATCTATAAATGAATTTGATGATTTTGTAGAACCAGGTGAAGAATATGGTTCAATAAGAAATATAGTATTTAGTGCAGATTTTATTGAACAACAATTTAATGGTATTAGAGATTTAGAAGAGGGATTACTAAGTTTTTGGTCTACAGTCAATGCACAATATGGTACATTTTGGGAATTTAAAATAGTACAAGACCAAAATAATAATGGTACTATAGGTGTTATTGATAATTTAGTTACTGAAAATAGAATTAAAGATGTTAATCCTAAATTAGATGGTAAAAAATCCACACTTAAAGACCCAAACCATTGTTTCGTATTTCCACTTTATAGTAATCGTTCTTTATTTAAAGATTTTAGTTTAAATGTAAATATAAGTTCTGCAATGGCAACACAAGCAATGTTCCATAGTAATAAAAACTTTGGTACTCAAGGTGAAGATGAAAGTGGTAAACCAGAGGATATTGGAATAACCGCATTGGCATCTATGCAAAACCAAACTATGAGTGATAGAACTGCAGATACACAAGGACAGGAAGATGGTAAAGATTTTTTAATTGATGAGATTTGGTCACCAATATTAGGAGACCCAAATAATAATACTGGTCCTTTAATGGTTCAACGAGAAGATACAAACGATTCTAATTCCAATTTGGTTTTAAAAAATGTAAGTGGTGATGTTAATCTACAAGGATTATCTGATGCGGTAGAAACACAAAAAGAGACAGAGTTGTTAGTAAAAAAAGAAGATGATGTAGCAGAATTTTCATCCGCTAATAATTGGTTTGATGAGAATAATCCACAACAGATGGATGATGCATTAGTTTATACTGCAGATGGGGATATGTTGGATAGTTTTCAGAAAAGTATGTTATGGTTGATGAATAAATCATCAGAAGCAAAAGCACAAGTAGACCCATTAACACCATTAACCATTAGTTTTACTATACCAGGTATTGGTGGGATTAGTATGTATGATTTATTTGCAGTTGATTACTTACCAAAGCAATACAGAGATTATGGTTTATTTCAAGTTAATGCAGTTGACCACACATTATCAACGACTGGTTGGGATACAAAGATAAGTGGATTATTAAGAGTGGATATGGATTCATTAATCAAAGCAGCA